TCCGTAACGCCTCTGCCACGCGCGTAACGTGACAGGGATTAAAGGTAAACCAATTGATTTTGCAAGTTTTTATTTTACCCCGCTTTCTTATGGGGCATGCATGGGACACTTTCAGATAGTCTTCTGTTAAGAAGTTCTATCTGTTCGTGATTGTTGTCTTTCATCCATGCTCCGTAAACATTGAATACCATTTGTGCGTTTGTGTGGCCCATCTGGCTTGCGATAAAACTAGGATTAGCTCCTGCGGCAAGTGACCAGCATGCATAGGTATGCCTGGATTGATACGATTTTCTGTGTCTCAGACCTGCGCGTTTTAAGATACTTGTCCATGACTCCCTGATGGAGTCAACCTTATAGTGCGGTCCGGAAAACTGCCGCTGTTTTATTACCTGAGGACTAAAAACAAAAGTGCATTTATGCACAGCAGTTCTCCCATATTCCCTCTGCTTTACCTCTACAGAATGTTGCTTTCCAAGCATAGTCATTTCTGCCTGGCTTTTAAGAGCATCAATAGCTGGTTGAACCAGATGAATTGTCCTTCCGGTGCCAGCATCGGTTTTTGGTGGAGTGAATTCGCCAAGTTTTGTATAATTCCTACGGATGGTTATAGTCCTTGCTTTAAGGTCGATATCTTCCCATGCCAGCGATACCAACTCCCCGTGACGAATACCCGTGTATACAGCGAGAATCCACAGGTTTTTTGTTTGTTGATGACGGCAAGCCTCAATAAAACGAATAAATTCGTCACGGGTGAGTGGATCTGGTTTTACCTTGGACTTTTTTAAGGGGGCCAGACCGTTAAATGGGTTTCCTGAGGTATAACCATTATCTGTTGCAAATTGAAACATTCCAGCTATGGTTGTCATATAGTAGTTTACCGTGACCACTGAGCGCCCTTTTATGGAAGAAGTCTTTCCATTAGAAAGCTTTTGGTAACCGGTCAACAAATCTCTCCTTACGAAAAGTAAATCCTCTTTTGTTATGGATGAAACCAGTTTTTTTTCACCTAACATTGGTAACATGTTTTTAATTACTGACTGGTAACGGTTAAGTGCATTCGCACAAATCTCAATTTTCTTAAGGTCCAACCATTTTTCCGAAAGTGCCTTAACGGTTATCTCTCTTTTTCCCAGACCAAAGTGTTTCAGGTTAGGGGAATTAGGGAACTGCGCGGCGTAGTCGAAACTCCCCATTCTGATTGCAAAACAAACGGAAGTGCGAAGTTCACCAGCGATCTTCCGGTTTTTGGCTGTGTCAGGAACACCGAGGTTTTCTCTGACACGTTTGCCGTTATAGTGAAACCATATGCGTAGTGATCCGCCATGGTTTTCAACGCCTGTCGGGTATGATGCGTTACTCATTAAACCTCCCAGACGTCCAGGAGCATTAACAGGTTAACCGGAACTTGCATTTTTGGCACCTGGTTGTGAGGTGTACTGGCAATAGCGGACACTACCATTTGTTCTTTTTTTTAAGCAGCCATCTGATGATATTTTTCCCTGAAGGCTGCCGGGGAGATATTCCCCAGACGAGAGTGACGACGCTGACGATTGTAGAAAATCTCAATGTATTCCCGTATTACTGAGATGGCTTCATCCCGGTTATTAAAACGATAGTGGCTCAGGCTCTCATTTTTCAGCGTTCCCCAGAAGCTTTCCATCGGAGCGTTGTCGTAACAGTTACCTTTACGCGACATTGATGTTTTCAGACCAAACTGCTCCTGTATGACCCGGTAATCGTATGCGCAGTACTGTGAACCTCGATCAGAGTGGTGGATTAGCCCGGCAGGTGGGCGCTGGCTCCTGAGCGCCATAAACAGGGCTTTACCTGTCAGCTCTTTTGTCATGCGCTCTCCCATGGCGTAGCCGACAATTTCGCACGTATAAACATCTTTGATGCCAGCGAGGTACAACCATCCCTCCTGTGTGGCAACATACGTCAGGTCCGCCACCCAGACCTGATTTGGTGCTGTAGGAGCGAACGTCTGGTTCAGCAGATTTGGCGCAACTGGCAGATTGTGGTTCGGGTTCGTAGTCGCTCTGAACTTGCGTTTCTGCTTACAGCGTAGCCTTAGCTCCTTACGAAGACGTGCCAGTCGGTCACGACCAACGATGATGCCATTCTGAAGTGGCACACTGAATTTGGCCACCTGAACAGAGGTGATATGCTCACCTCAGAACAACACAGGTGCTCCAATGAAAAAAAGAAATTTTAGCGCAGAGTTTAAACGCGAATCCGCTCAACTGGTTGTTGACCAGAAATACACGGTGGCAGATGCCGCCAAAGCTATGGATGTTGGCCTTTCCACAATGACAAGATGGGTCAAACAACTGCGTGATGAGCGTCAGGGCAAAACACCAAAAGCCTCTCCGATAACACCAGAACAAATCGAAATACGTAAGCTGAGGAAAAAGCTACAACGCATTGAAATGGAGAATGAAATATTAAAAAAGGCTACCGCGCTCTTGATGTCAGACTCCCTGAACAGTTCTCGATAATCGGGAAACTCAGAGCGCATTATCCTGTGGTCACACTCTGCCAAGTGTTCGGGGTTCATCGCAGCAGCTACAGATACTGGAAAAACAGTCCTGAAAAACCAGACGGCAGACGGGCTGTATTACGCAGTCAGGTACTTGAGCTACATGGCATCAGCCATGGTTCGGCCGGAGCAAGAAGCATCGCCACAATGGCAACCCGGAGAGGCTACCAGATGGGACGCTGGCTTGCTGGCAGGCTCATGAAAGAGCTGGGGCTGGTCAGCTGTCAGCAGCCGACTCACCGGTATAAACGTGGTGGTCATGAACATGTTGCTATCCCTAACTACCTTGAAAGGCAGTTCGCCGTGACCGAGCCAAATCAGGTGTGGTGCGGTGATGTGACCTATATCTGGACGGGTAAGCGCTGGACGTACCTCGCCGTTGTTCTCGACCTGTTCGCAAGAAAACCAGTGGGCTGGGCCATGTCGTTCTCGCCGGACAGCAGGCTCACCATGAAAGCGCTGGAAATGGCATGGGAAACCCGTGGTAAGCCCGGCGGGGTGATGTTCCACAGCGATCAGGGCAGTCATTATACGAGCAGGCAGTTCCGGCAGTTATTGTGGCGATACCAGATCAGACAGAGTATGAGCCGGCGCGGAAACTGCTGGGATAACAGCCCAATGGAACGCTTCTTCAGGAGTCTGAAGAACGAATGGATGCCGGTGGTGGGTTACGTAAGCTTCAGCGAGGCAGCTCACGCCATAACGGACTATATCGTTGGATATTACAGCGCACTAAGACCGCACGAATATAACGGTGGGTTACCCCCAAACGAATCGGAAAATCGATACTGGAAAAACTCTAACTCGGTGGCCAGTTTTTGTTGACCACTTCACAGTCCTCAATCGCTGGTTCCGTGACGGAAGGGGGCGTCGTGTTCACGTTATACGCTGGGAGCCTGAAACACAGCGGGTTATTTATCTGCGTGATGGTTATCCATATGAATGTTTCAGCCCGTTGTGGTTGTTCAGGCGTGATTTTGTGGAGTGTGAAGCGCCGCCGGAATGACGGCACGGTATATACGAAAAATTACGTCGCCTTGCCCAGCGTAAAATCAAAGTGGATGTCGTCATACGGGAATGACGTTCCGCGCTCGCTTTTTTCCAGTAAACCGTTGCTGATGAGTGCGGTCACGTCAGTATGCACGCTTTTTACATCACGTCCAACCAGGGCTGCAATTTTTCGGATGGACATTTCTCCGGCACCAGTCATTGCCATCAGAATGTCCATGCGTTTTGGTGTCAGTACCTTATGCATCATTTGCCAGTCAGGAAATGAAATAACGTTTTCTCTGGTTGCTTTTGCTCCGGTAGCTGCTTCCTGGAACGCAGACAGCACATCAGCCGTGAAATTATCCATTGACTCGATTCGGATTGTTACGGTTCTCATGTCAGATACCTCTGCGGATGGATTTAACGTCAGCCAGAAAATCAGCGAGCAGTTGTTCAATGGTGACAAAGCTGGTGCTGACTTCCTGACTACCAATGTGTTTGTGATCGCCTTTACCCCGTTCGTTGTCGTAACGCATCACACACATGCCATCAACGACATAAGCCATGCTGTATTTGTAGTTGTGCTGGCTACCCAATACAGCAGGCTCCACTTCCCATATGCGGATTCGTATGTATTCAGATTCACCGAGATGACGGATGAACTGTTTATACAGTCTGGATGGCATTTAAAGCTTCCTCTGGTTCTTGTTGTAAACAATAACAACAAGGCTTCGCGTTGTCCACAGCTACAACATTTTGATATTGATTCTGCAAGTCCGGGACGTTACACTGTTCCGGCACCTTATAAAACGGGTGCCGGGATTTGCACCCCGGAATTGATCAAGGCGATATACGACGCGCCAGCGTCTTTTTTATCGTCCACGCTCACGCACGCCAGAATTATGGTGGGCTGGGCAGGGGAGCCGAAAGGCTCGCCGGTTTCCTTGATCGCCGGTAGTGCAAACCCTGTTCAGTCCGCCACCAGCGAGATTTGCACCTCCGGTGGTGGAAGTATTTCACCGATCAAGGAGGCTGCCATTATGGCTACGATCCCAGTTTCCCCATTCCTCAAAATCGAAGTCGTCAACGGTAAGGCCGTTACTACATCTCTTTTCGGATATCTCAAACTGTTGCGCCTTGCTGGTGTTCCGGGTTATATTTCTCGCGTTGCTGTAAATCCAGCAACCGGGCTTCGCATCCCGAAACATCACACAGGGCTGACACGCCATAAGCGTGTTTTTTTGTCTACGTACGTCTATTCAATGGCGGCTCAGATGGGAGCTTCTTCGGAAGCGCCGGTTTTCCCTTGTGTGTCCGGTAATGCGAATCCTGTCTGGGCTGCCACCAATCATGGTTTCGCATCCGTGGGTGGTAGCTGTAAAGCACACACACAAGGGGCTGTCACCATGACTACCACCACTACTCACCCATTCCTCAAAATCGAAGTCGTCAACGGCAAGGCCGTTATTTTCTCTTTGCATGTGGCCTGCTACTTTAAGCGCATGCACCAGAACATCGTCGACAAAATCGAGTATCTGAACTGCTCGCGCGAATTTTTTACCCGCAATTTCATACCGGGTACTTACCACATCTATGACGACTCTCTGCGTGGTTATTACATCACCCTTGATGGTCTGATGATGCTTCAGCTTGGGTTAAGTCTGCGCACAATGCGGTACTACGAGAGTTGCATTGAAGCGTTCCATGAGGCTGAAACCAGCCTGAATCATACCGCTTTCCGTCGTAATCAATGGGAGGCGCGTCATGTGTAATAACCATTATTCAGATACCACTGTCACGGTAATTAAAAACCTGATGGATGCGCTTATTGACATCTCTGTTATTGCAGACAGGGTGCATAAGCACGCCGCCACTGAAACAGAATATACCGGGGCTCTCGTTCCTCATTCACTGACTGTCATGCAAATTAGCGCCGACCAGGCGCTGGAAACAGCCAGCAAAATGCTCATGGCTGATGTGCAGGAGGTACGTCCATGATTCGCCGCATCGTTAATTCTCTGTATCACCGATACAACCGTTGCCCCCGTGTGGGGCAGTGGTTTGCCACCAGCAACGGTCACGTTCTGCGGGTTTGCCTGGTCAGCACCGAAAACCAGAAAGTTGTGTGTGAATTACTGGGGCGTAGCTACACCATCAGTTACCCACTGGTGGTGTTTCAGTCCGGAAAAATGTTTAAACGCCTGGGAGGTGCTGTGTGAACTGTTTTCAGTTTGTGTGCGGAAGTGTTTTCGATAATCCGATTCAGCGCCTGATTATGTTGCGTGTTTGGATGTCGGGGTCTTCAGACGGGGAAGGTGAGAGAGTTATTGAGCACCAAGTGCTTGCCGATTTTTGTTGCTGTTCAAAACAAGCGATGTTCAGAGAAACCCTGGCCCTGGAAAGGGCGGGACATCTGCATATCCGAAAAATTGCAACGCTTACCATTGATGCAAAAGCCCGACTCCAGCCTGCCCGTGGTTACACAATTGTCATGCCGCGTAAGGAGGCTGTATGAGTCGTTATGCCCCCACACCGGAAGTTATGGCTATTGGTCAAATTAATATTTCCGGCAATGTCACACCGACAACCTGGTGGAAACATATCCAGCTACCCAGTGGGCGTCCGGATGCGACAGCCATTGCGCTGCTTTCAGAGATTGTTTACTGGTATCGCCCGACAGAAGTCAGGGATGAGCATACAGGGGCTTTACTGGGATATCGCAAGCGTTTTCAGGGTGACAAGCTGCAAAGAAGCTATCAGGCGTTTGCTGAGCAGTTTGGCTTTGGGAAAAGGGAAACCGCAGATTGAGGTGTACTGGCAATAGCGGACACTACCATTTGTTCTTTTTTTAAGCAGCCATCTGATGGTATTTTTCCCTGAAGGCTGCCGGGGAGATATTCCCCAGACGAGAGTGACGACGCTGACGATTGTAGAAAATCTCAATGTATTCCCGTATTACTGAGATGGCTTCATCCCGGTTATTAAAACGATAGTGGCTCAGGCTCTCATTTTTCAGCGTTCCCCAGAAGCTTTCCATCGGAGCGTTGTCGTAACAGTTACCTTTACGCGACATTGATGTTTTCAGACCAAACTGCTCCTGTATGACCCGGTAATCGTATGCGCAGTACTGTGAACCTCGATCAGAGTGGTGGATTAGCCCGGCAGGTGGGCGCTGGCTCCTGAGCGCCATAAACAGGGCTTTACCTGTCAGCTCTTTTGTCATGCGCTCTCCCATGGCGTAGCCGACAATTTCGCACGTATAAACATCTTTGATGCCAGCGAGGTACAACCATCCCTCCTGTGTGGCAACATACGTCAGGTCCGCCACCCAGACCTGATTTGGTGCTGTAGGAGCGAACGTCTGGTTCAGCAGATTTGGCGCAACTGGCAGATTGTGGTTCGGGTTCGTAGTCGCTCTGAACTTGCGTTTCTGCTTACAGCGTAGCCTTAGCTCCTTACGAAGACGTGCCAGTCGGTCACGACCAACGATGATGCCATTCTCTGCCAGCTCCGTCTGGAGCCGCCGGGTTCCATATGTTTCGCGAGTGCGGATATGTGCCACCTTAATCTCCAGTTTTAGCCGCTCATCACTTTGTTTTCTGTCTGAGGGTTCATGCTGTACCCAGTTGTAATAACCGCTCCTGGATACACCAAATACCTGACACATCGCTTCAATGGGAAATTGTTGTCGCCATTGTTCGATTAACGCGTATTTTTCAGCGACTCCTGTGCAAAATACGCTGTTGCTTTTTTTAATATATCTCGCTCAAGGCGAGCTTCATTTAACGCCTTACGCAGTTGCAGAATTTCAGATTCCAGTTCAGCCACCGTGCGGGAACGTGATCTGGCTCGCCAGTGGATTTTACAATGGCCGGAACATACGGCTAGTGCACTTATCCCTCTTGTCTTTACCAAACCCAGCGATAATAGCGAAGCCGCATTACTTGCCCTGCGTTTACTGTACGAACAGGGACATGGCGAATTGCTACAAACCGTGGCAAACCGCTGGCAGCGTACAGATGTATGGTCTGCCCTGGAGCAGTTGCTTAAACAGGGTCCAATGGACATTTACCCGGCACGCATTCCAAAAGCCCCTGATTTCTGGCATCCGGCAATGTGGTCCAGGCCTTGACTTATCACTAATAATCAGCCTGTTACCGGTGACGCTCTGGAAATTATCGGCGAAATGCTGCGCTTTACCCAGGGGGGACGTTTTTATAGCGGGCTGGAACAACTGAAAACGTTCTGCCAGCCACAAACGCTGGCAGCTTTTGCCTGGGATCTCTTCACTGCGTGGCAACAAGCTGGTGCCCCCGCAAAAGACAACTGGGCATTTCTGGCGTTAAGTCTCTTTGGTGACGAAAGCACGGCACGGGATCTGACGACACAGATCCTCGCCTGGCCACAAGAAGGCAAATCTGCCCGTGCTGTCAGCGGCCTGAACATCCTTACCCTGATGAATAATGATATGGCGCTGATACAGCTGCATCATATATCGCAACGGGCTAAATCCCGCCCCTTACGTGATAACGCGGCGGAATTTCTTCAGGTGGTCGCAGAAAATCGCGGGCTAAGCCAGGAAGAGCTAGCGGACAGATTAGTCCCAACCCTGGGCCTTGATGATCCGCAGGCGTTGAGTTTTGATTTTGGTCCCCGGCAGTTTACCGTTCGCTTCGATGAAAACCTCAACCCGGTTATCTTTGATCAGCAAAACGTTCGCCAGAAAAGCGTTCCCCGGTTGCGCGCCGATGACGATCAACTGAAAGCGCCCGAGGCACTGGCCCGACTAAAAGGGCTAAAAAAAGATGCTACTCAGGTGAGCAAAAACCTGCTCCCGCGTCTTGAAGCTGCCCTAGGTACCACCCGACGCTGGTCGCTGGCAGATTTTCATTCTCTGTTTGTTAATCATCCCTTTACCCGTCTGGTTACCCAGCGATTAATATGGGGGGGTTATCCGGCAAATGAACCGCGTTGTTTACTCAAAGCCTTTCGTGTGGCCGCAGAGGGGGAGTTCTGCAATGCGCAAGATGAGCCAATTGACCTGCCTGCGGACGCTCTGATTGGCATTGCCTACCCGTTAGAAATGACAGTAGAAATGCGCAGTGAATTTGCACAGCTTTTTGCCGATTACGAAATTATGCCGCCTTTTCGCCAGTTGTCGCGCCGCACGGTGCTGCTCACACCTGACGAGTCAACCAGTAACAGCCTGACTCGCTGGGAAGGTAAATCCGCTACCGTTGGGCAGCTTATGGGAATGCGATACAAAGGCTGGGAGTCAGGTTATGAGGACGCATTTGTCTATGACCTGGGTGAGTACCGGCTGGTCCTTAAGTTTTCACCCGGTTTTAACCACTACAATGTTGAGGTAATGCTGCCAACTTACTGATTTAGTGTATGATGGTGATTTTAAGGTGCTTGCGTGGCTTCCATTTCCATCAGATGTCCTTCCTGCTCCGCTACTGAAGGCGTGGTGCGTAACGGCAAAAGCACTGCCGGACATCAGCGCTATCTCTGCTCTCATTGCCAAAACATGGCAACTACAGTTCACTTACACCGCCTCTCAGCCCGGTACGCACCAGAAAATCATTGATATGGCCATGAATGGCGTCGGATGTCGCGCCAGTGCACGCATTATGGGCGTTGGCCTCAACACGGTTTTACGTCACTTAAAAAACTCAGGCCGCAGTCGGTAACCTCGCGCATACAACCGGGCAGTGATGTGATTGTCTGCGCTGAAATGGACGAACAGTGGGGCTACGTCGGTGCTAAATCACGTCAGCGCTGGCTGTTTTACGCGTATGACAGGATACGGAGGACGGTTGTGGCGCACGTCTTCGGTGAACGCACTCTGGCCACACTGGAGCGTCTTCTGAGCCTGCTGTCGGCCTTTGAGGTCGTGGTATGGATGACGGATGGCTGGCCGCTGTATGAATCACGCCTGAAGGGAAAGCTGCACGTTATCAGCAAGCGTTACACTCAGCGCATTGAGCGACATAATCTGAATCTGAGACAACATCTGGCAAGGCTGGGACGGAAGTCACTGTCGTTCTCAAAATCGGTGGAGCTGCATGACAAGGTCATCGGGCATTATCTGAACATAAAACACTATCAGTAAGTTGGAGTCATTACCTGAATAATCAACAGGTGCTTCTGGGTTACAGCTGGCTTGACGATAAACTTGAGCTCTACCTCCTTAGCATCGGTCCACATGAAAATTTTTATACCGATCAGAAAAAACACCGAAAAGCTGATTTAAAACTCATCGGTTAGTCCTGACGTCATGCATACCAGCCCACGTAAACGCGTGGGCTTTTTCATATCTGAATTTCACCGCGCACCGCAGCGCATGATAACCACCGAACCTGCCCCTTTGGAATGAGCCTTTGAGGATACCAGTTAGTGCTGGCGAGCCTCGGTGGGCTGGTTTCCTGTGCGGCAAAGGTTCATTTCAAAGAACAGGTATACGACATGAAATCATTAACCCTCTTCAATCAGCCAATCCGTATCGGTGAAGATGGCATGATCTGCCTCACTGATATGTGGAAAGCCAGTGGTAAAAGTGAATCTGAATCTCCGTACCACTACCTGCGAAACAAGCAGACCAAAGAGTTCTTAGCCGAGCTGGAGAAAAACCACGAATCTGTGGTTTTTACTGAGCGCGGTGTACACGGTGAAACATATGGCGGGAAGTTTGTTGCTTATGATTATGCAGCATGGCTAAACCCCGGATTTAAATATGCAGCCTATAAAGTCCTGGATGACTACTTCACCGGAGAACTTCAGCATCGCAACAGCTTAAGTGCGCAGCTCAATATGAAGTGTCATGAGTTTGATCAGAAAAAAGATATGGCGAGCTTCTGTGGACAAGGGCTGGCGGCATGGCGCTATACGAAGCCAGTGTTGGTCGCTGAGATTAACTCCCTGGCTAACCAGCTGCAGATAACGATCCCCGGGCTTCCGGGATGAGTGATCGTGTCATTGAATGCGCCTCCAGAGCGGGGCGCGACTTCTCAGAGTTCATGAAAGGCGAGAAGGGCATGATGGAAGCATTGGCCTCGGTGGATGAGTTTGGCGAGCAGCTGCGCCTCAACGGCTGTGTCAATCATCACTTTGTTAGCTACATGATGCGGAACTCGATCATGCAGGCATTCATGGACATGGCAAAAGCCGAGAGGAAAGAAGAGCGCCGGCGTAAGCGAGCGGAAGCAAAAGCGAAGTAGCCATTACAAAGCCCATCTACTGGTGGGCTTGATAATGGCTTATACCCTACACGGGATAACTTAACTGATATCCCTTTTAACGGATAAAGGTATTCAAGCCTGACACATCATGCGCTGTATCGTCGCTGTATTCCCGCATTAACCATGACCGTAGCCCGACGGGGAACTCCTTCTGCGCGAGTGTGCGGGAATAATCAAAAACGATGCACACCGGGTTTTTACCGCGTTTATGGTTCGCGGGTTTGTCCCTCATGCTCGCCAGTCCTGTGCGGGGGTGGAAGAAACAGGACACTTACACTGATTCTTGTGGGTACGATGCTATTCCTTTCTGGATTATCCCGATGTCATTCATGCAGGGCGCTGTATCAGACGTTCGTCATGGCTGTCAGGCTGACGGGTCCTCCCGGTGGGGTGGCCTGCCACGGGGCGGGAGCGGCGCGGAAAAAGGCTAGTTTTTGAAATTTCATTCGTCATCACCACTACTGTAATGTGTTGATATTACAGTGGTTTTATTTTTGTGGTGTCGATTTTGATTGTTTTTTTGTTCATCACTAACACCGTTTGCCTAAAGTTGTTCGCAAGATGCATGTTTAAAACATTCTGGAGCGGGTATGGATCGAGAGTTAAAAAATCTGACGCTGAATATCAGTCAACTGGCGGCACTGTCAGGTGTACATCGCCAGACTGCTGCGGCAAGGCTGCAAAATCTACCCGTTGCAGGGGGCATGAAAGCAACCTCAAGCTTTATCGGGTGGTTGATATTGTGTCGGCATTTCTGGCATTACCACCGCCGGTTGCAGAAGGCGAAATGGACGCGCATGAGCGCAAAGCCTGGTATCAGTCTGAACGTGAGCGTCTTAAGTTCGAACAGGAAACGGCACAACTCATTCCGGCCAGTGATGTCAGACGGGAGTTTGCCATCTGGGCAAAAGCGGTCGTGCAGGTGCTGGAGACATTACCGGATATTCTTGAACGTGACTGCGGTCTGCAGCCTGCCGCTGTGAGCCGTATTCAGTCCATTATTGATGATCTGCGCGATCAGATAGCCCTGCGGGTGACTGAAGCAGGTGCGGATGATGAGGAGGAATTACAGCAGGAGGAGTAATGCTGAATCAGGAAACCGCAAAGGCAGCACGAACCGATTCAGGTTATATCCTTCGCGCACCAAGACGAATGCGGGTTGCTGATGCCGTTGCTCAGTATATGCGGGTGCCCATGGGGGCAGGGAACTCAGTCCCGTGGGATCCGCTGGTGGCACCGTATGTTATTGAGCCGATGAACTGCCTGGCCTCGCGTGAATACGACGCAGTGATATTTGTTGGCCCGGCACGAACCGGCAAGACTATCGGCCTGATTGACGGCTGGGTGATTTACAACGTGATTTGCGATCCTGCTGATATGCTGATCATTCAGATGACGGAGGAAAAAGCCCGCGAACACTCCAAAAAACGACTCGCCAGAACGTTTCGCGTCAGCCCGGAAGTGGTCAGTCGCCTGAGTCCGAACAAAAATGACAACAACGTTTATGACAGAACATTCCTTGCTGGCAACTACCTGAAAATCGGCTGGCCGTCAGTCAATATCATGTCCTCATCAGATTATAAATGCGTCGCGCTGACGGATTATGACCGTTTTCCGGAAGATATTGATGGTGAGGGGGATGCTTTCTCTCTTGCCTCAAAACGTACCACAACATTTATGTCCAGTGGTATGACGCTGGTGGAGAGTTCCCCCGGCAGGGATGTGAAGGATGTGAAATGGCGACGGACTTCACCGCATGAGGCTCCACCAACCACGGGGATACTGTCGCTCTATAACCGTGGCGATCGCCGTCGCTGGTACTGGCCCTGTCCACACTGTGGTGAGTATTTTCAGCCCTGCGGCGATGTGGTTGCTGGTTTCCGTGATATTGCCGATCCCGTGCTGGCAAGTGAGGCGGCTTATATTCAGTGTCCTTCCTGTTCAGGACGGATTATGCCTGAACAAAAACGTGAGCTGAACGGACGTGGGGTCTGGTTGCGGGATGGTGAATCCATCAATGCGGATGGCAGTCGTTATGGTGATCCCAGGCGTTCACGTATTGCGTCATTCTGGATGGAGGGTCCGGCAGCTGCTTACCAGACACTCTCGCAACTCGTTTACAAACTGCTTACTGCAGAACAGGAATACGAGACAACCGGAAGTGAAGAAACACTCAGGGCGGTTATCAACACCGACTGGGGATTACCTTATCTTCCCCGCGCCAGCATGGAGCAACGAAAAAGTGAACTGCTTGAGCAGCGGGCAGAGCCTGTTCCTCCCCGCTGCGTGCCGGATGGTGTTAATTTCCTGGCGGCGACAGTGGATGTGCAGGCGGGACGTCATCGCCGTTTTGTGGTTCAGGTAACGGGTTATGGTTGCCGTGGCGAACGCTGGATTATTGATCGTTACAACATCACGCAGTCATTGCGTTGTGACAACAACGGAGAAAGCCTGCGAATTGATCCTGCTGGTTATCCTGAGGACTGGGATGTCCTGCTGACGGATGTTTTTCATAAAAGCTGGCCGTTGGCCTCCGATCCTTCTCAACAAATGCGACTGATGGCAATGGCGGTGGACTCCGGCGGTGAAGACGGGGTCACTGATAATGCCTATAAATTCTGGCGTCGTTGCCGTCGTGATGGCCTTGGTAAACGTATTTACCTGTTTAAGGGCGACAGCATCCGACGCGCAAAACTGATCACCCGTACATTCCCTGATAACACCGGACGAACGGGCCGACGGGCGCAGGCCGCAGGTGATGTGCCGCTCTGGCTTCTTCAGACGGATGCCCTGAAAGACCGGGTGAATAACGCGTTATGGCGTGACTCGCCAGGTCCCGGCTATGTGCATTTCCCTGACTGGCTGGGGAGCTGGTTTTACGACGAACTGACGTATGAAGAGCGGAGCAGTGACGGGAAATGGAGTAAGCCGGGTCGAGGTGCCAACGAAGCTTTTGACCTGATGGTGTATGCCGAGGCTCTGGTCATTCTGCATGGTTACGAGAAAATTCAGTGGCCGGATGCGCCGGAATGGGCATGCAGGGAAACCTGGCTGGAGCGTGTCAGGGACGATGCCGGACTGTCAGCCTCGCCGGAGCCGATATCCGTGTCCGTTAAAAAAAAGAAACGAAAAAAAGTGGTGCCTGATGAAGAAAACCCATGGGTGACTTCCGGAGGATGGTTGTGAACCAGAATGATATTGAAGCCATGATCCATCGTTATATCAATGCGGAAATGGCAGTGCTGGACGGAAAGTCCATTACTTTTAATGGTCAGCAGATGACCATGGAAAACTTATCCGAGATCCGACAGGGGCGGCAGGAGTGGGAACGTCGCCTTGCGACTCTGGCTGCGCGGCGACGGGGGAAGCCGGGCTATAAACTGGCGAGGTTCTGATGGCAATTCTTGATGATGTTATTGGTGTTTTTTCACCTGGCTGGAAAGCTGCGAGATTGCGCTCAAGGGCATTAATTCGTGCCTATGAGGCAGTGAAGCCTACTCGTACACATAAAGCCCGGCGGGAAAATCGTTCTGCCGACCAGCTCAGTAAGTACGGTGCAGTTTCCCTGCGGGAGCAGGCTCGTTTTCTGGACATCAATCATGATCTGGTAATCGGTGTTTTCGACAAACTTGAGGAACGGGTGATTGGTGCAAAAGGGATCGTTGTCGAACCCCAGCCATTACTGAAGAACGGTGATATAGCCACAGAGCTGGCAATGATTCTCCGTCGCTTGTGGGTGGAATGGTCTGTCAGTCCGGATGTGACCGGGCAGTATACGCGCCCCATGCTCGAGCGTCTGCTGCTGCGTACCTGGTTACGTGATGGTGAAGTGTTTGCCCAGCTGGTTCGTGGTGCCGGCGGCGGGCTGGTGCGGACTGCTGGCGTGCCTTTCTGGATCGAGGCAATGGAGCCGGATTTTGTGCCCATGCTCAGTGATGAATCTGTGGGGTTGAATCAGGGTGTTTTTCTGGATGACTGGGGCAGACCGAAAAAATACCTGGTTTATAAAAATCATCCGACTACCGGGCGGCTGAGTGATACCAAAGAGATCGTTGCCGAAAATATGGTGCATCTGAAATTTACCCGTCGTCTGCATCAGACGCGTGGTACATCCATGTTGTCAGGTGTGCTGATGCGGATCAGTGCGCTTAAGGAATATGAAGATGCTGAGCTGACAGCGGCGCGTGTTGCTGCGGCTCTGGGGCTGTATATCCGTAAAGGAGATGGGCAGGATTATGAAGACGCCACGATAAATAAAGATAATGACCGGGAACTGCATATCACCCCTGGCATTATTTATGACGATTTGCGCAAGGGGGAAGATATTGGCATGGTCAAATCTGATCGGCCCAATCCTAACCTTGAAACTTTTCGTAACGGGCAGCTGCGTGCGGTGGCCGCAGGCAGTCGTATGAGTTTTTCCAGTGCGGCGCGCAATTACAACGGTACCTACAGCGCTCAGCGACAGGAGCTGGTCGAGTCCACTGACGGCTATCTGATCCTGCAGGACTGCTTTATTGGCGCTGTAACCCGTCCCGTGTACCGGACGTGGCTGAACATGGTGGTAGCAGCAGGTCTGCTGAAAATCCCGTCGGATGTGGATATGAAAACGTTGTGTAACGCAACATATTCCGGTCCGGTCATGCCGTGGATTGATCCGGTTAAGGAGGCTGAGGCCTGGAAAATCCAGATTCGCGGTGGAGCGGCGACAGAATCAGACTGGGTGCGAGCAGGTGGGCGTAATCCGGATGATGTCAAACGTCGGCGCAAGGCTGAAATTGATGAAAACCGCAAGCTGGGTCTGATATTTGATACCGATCCGGCCAGTAATAAAGGAGGCAGCAGTGTCGCAACGAAACGACTGGAGCCGCAGCACACCGACGGCCAGTCCGAAGAATAATTCCTGGTTCAGGATGCAGGCAGGTCACCAGAGTGACGCGGATATTTATATTTATGACGAGATTGGTTTCTGGGGTGTTACGGCGAAGCAGTTTATCAGTGATCTGAATGCACTGGGCGATATCACCCACATTAATCTCCATATCAATTCACCGGGTGGCGATGTCTTTGAAGGCATCGCCATTTTTAATGCACTGAAAACACATGGTGCGTCCATTACCGTTTATGTCGACGGTGTGGCGGCATCAATGGCGTCGGTCATTGCGATGGTGGGAAACCCGGTCATTATGCCGGAAAACACCTTCATGATGATTCATAAACCATTTGGCTTTACGGGCGGTGATGCGGAGGACATGCGCACCTATGCCGACCTGCTCGATAAAGTTGAGGCGGTTCTGTTACCCGCTTATGCACAGAAAACCGGGAAAACCATCGATGAAGTTGCTGCCATGCTGGCGGATGAGACCTGGATGTCCGGTGCCGAATGTCTGGCACATGGATTTGCTGATCAGGTGACGCCAGCCGTTAAGGCAATGGCATGTATTCAGTCAAAACGTACAGAGGAATTTAAAAAGATGCCGGAATCCATTCGAAACATGATTACTCCGCCACGCAACTGAGGTAGCCTGAGTTTAACGGACACTCCTTCCTGAAATAGAATGGCATCAGAAGGAGCTAATAATGAGCAGAAAAACCCAACGTTACTCTAAAGAGTTCAAAGCCGAAGCTGTCAGAACGGTTCTTGAAAATCAACTTTCGATCAGTGAAGGCGCTTCCCGATTATCCCTTCCTGAAGGCACTTTAGGACAATGGGTTACCGCCGCCAGAAAAGGGCTCGGTACTCCTGGCTCCCGCACGGTGGCTGAACTGGAATCTGAAATTCTGCAACTGCGTAAGGCGTTAAATGAAGCTCGCCTTGAGCGAGATATATTAAAAAAAGCAACAGCGTATTTTGCACAGGAGTCGCTGAAAAATACGCGTTAATCGAACAATGGCGACAACAATTTCCCATTGAAGCGATGTGTCAGGTATTTGGTGTATCCAGGAGCGGTTATTACAACTGGGTACAGCATGAACCCTCAGACAGAAAACAAAGTGATGAGCGGCTAAAACTGGAGATTAAGGTGGCACATATCCGCACTCGCGAAACATATGGAACCCGGCGGCTCCAGACGGAGCTGGCAGAGAATGGCATCATCGTTGGTCGTGACCGACTGGCACGTCTTCGTAAGGAGCTAAGGCTACGCTGTAAGCAGAAACGCAAGTTCAGAGCGACTACGAACCCGAACCACAATCTGCCAGTTGCGCCAAATCTGCTGAACCAGACGTTCGCTCCTACAGCACCAAATCAGGTCTGGGTGGCGGACCTGACGTATGTTGCCACACAGGAGGGATGGTTGTACCTCGCTGGCATCAAAGATGTTTATACGTGCGAAATTGTCGGCTACGCCATGGGAGAGCGCATGACAAAAGAGCTGACAGGTAAAGCCCTGTTTATGGCGCTCAGGAGCCAGCGCCCACCTGCCGGGCTAATCCACCACTCTGATCGAGGTTCACAGTACTGCGCATACGATTACCGGGTCATACAGGAGCAGTCTGGTCTGAAAACATCAATGTCGCGTAAAGGTAACTGTTACGGCAACGCTCCGATGGAAAGCTTCTGGGGAACGCTGAAAAATGAGAGCCTGAGCCACTATCGTTTTAATAACCGGGATGAAGCCATCTCAGTAATACGGGAATACATTGAGATTTTCTACAATCGTCAGCGTCGTCACTCTCGTCTGGGGAATATCTCCCCGGCAGCCTTCAGGGAAAAATATCATCAGATGGCTGCTTAAAAAAAGAACAAATGGTAGTGTCCGCTATTGCCAGTACACCTCAGAATTATCCTTCGCTTGCTCCACATACCCCTTCTTCACCTTCTCCGCAATCAGCTTAAGCTCCGCTTTTGCCGCTGCCGCAGCATCTGAAAAACTTTTTATCTGGCTTTGCCCTTTGGTGCCAACTTTTCCCCAACTGATATGCAACTCGTTTCCCTGTTGCTCAACTGCCCAGAATTTATGTGATTTTTCGTCCTGATAGATAAAGTGTCTCATTCTGCATCCCTGTAATTTTATCCAGTTGAATGCAGATGCTACCAGTATTTATGCGGGTTAGAGAGAGACAAAATCGCAAGAAAACAACTTTAGGAATTTATAAAGAAAAGGCGCTGTCGATGCAGCGCCTTGAAGGGGGATTATTTCACCTGATGGCCTGGTTTAGCACCAGCATCCGGGCTTAACAGGAAGATATCTTTCCCGCCAGGACCAGCAGCCATTACCATGCCTTCGGAGATACCAAAGCGCATTTTACGCGGTGCCAGGTTGGCCACCATAATGGTGTGACGCCCGATCAGTGCCTGCGGATCCGGGTAGGCAGAACGAATACCGGAGAAGACATTGCGTTTTTCACCGCCGAGATCCAGTGTCAGGCGCAGCAGTTTGTCAGAACCTTCAACAAACTCTGCGTTTTCGATCAGCGCCACGCGCAGGTCAACTTTTGCGAAGTCGTCAAAGGTGATGGTTTCCTGAATCGGATCATCTGCCAGTGGGCCAGTAACTGGCGCGGCAGCTGCTTTCACTTCTTCTTTAGACGCTTCCACCAGTGCTTCAACCTGCTTCATATCGATGCGGTTATACAGCGCTTTGAACGGATTCACTTTGTGGCCCAGCAGCGGTTGCTGGATACCATCCCAGGTCAGTTCTGTATTGAGGAATGCTTCTGCGCGCTCGGTCAGTTTCGGCAGTACCGGCTTCAGGTAAGTCATCAGCACGCGGAACAGGTTTATGCCCATTGAGCAAATTGCCTGCAGGTCGGCATCGCGGCCTTCCTGTTTTGCCACCACCCACGGAGCCTGCTCGTCGACATAGCGGTTAGCCAGATCAGCCAGCGCCATGATTTCGCGCACTGCTTTACCAAATTCGCGGCTTTCCCACGCTTCACCAATCACTTCAGCGGCATCAGTGAAGGTTTTGTACAACTGCGGGTCAGCCAGTTCGCTTGCCAGCACGCCGTCAAAACGCTTGTTGATAAAGCCCGCATTACGAGAGGCCAGGTTAACCACTTTGTTCACGATATCGGCATTCACACGCTGAACGAAATCCTCCAGGTTGAGATCGATATCATCAATGCGCGAAGAGAGTTTCGTAGTGTAGTAGTAACGCAGGCTGTCAGCGTCAAAATGATTCAGCCAGGTGCTGGCTTTAATAAAGGTGCCGCGAGACTTGGACATCTTTGCGCCGTTCACCGTCACATAGCCATGAACAAACAGGTTGGTCGGCTTGCGGAAGTTGCTGCCTTCCAGCATGGCAGGCCAGAACAGGCTGTGGAAGTAAACAATATCTTTACCGATGAAGTGGTACAGCTCGGCGGTGGAGTCTTTCTTCCAGTATTCATCGAAGCTTACGCTGTCGCCGCGCTTGTCGCACAGATTCTTGAAAGAACCCATGTAGCCAATCGGTGCGTCCAGCCAGACGTAGAAATATTTGCCCGGCGCGTTCGGAATTTCAAAACCAAAGTATGGCGCGTCGCGGGAGATATCCCACTGTTGCAGGCCGGATTCAAACCACTCCTGCATTTTATTTGCCACCTGCTCCTGCAACGCACCGCTGCGGGTCCATGCCTGCAACATTTCGCTGAAAGAGGGCAGATCAAAGAAGAAGTGTTCAGAATCACGCATTACCGGCGTAGCGCCAGAAACCACCGATTTCGGCTCGATCAATTCAGTCGGGCTGTAGGTCGCGCCGCAGACTTCGCAGTTATCGCCGTATTGATCCGGGGATTTACATTTCGGGCAGGTGCCTTTCACAAAACGGTCCGGCAGGAACATGCCTTTTTCCGGATCGTACAGCTGAGAGATGGTGCGGTTTTTAATAAAACCGTTCTCTTTCAGGCGAGAGTAGATAAGTTCTGACAACTGGCGGTTCTCTTCGCTGTGCGTCGAGTGATAGTTGTCATAGCTGATGTTAAAGCCTGCGAAATCAGTCTGATGCTCCTGACTCATTTCGCCAATCATCTGCTCCGGGGTGATACCAAGCTGCTGAGCTTTCAGCATGATCGGTGTACCGTGGGCATCGTCGGCGCAGATGAAGTTGACCTCGTGGCCGCGCATTCGCTGGTAACGGACCCAGACATCAGCCTGGATGTGCTCCAGCATATGGCCGAGGTGGATTGAGCCGTTAGCGTACGGCAGTGCGCACGTCACCAGAATTTTCTTCGCGACTTGAGTCATAGTAGGCATTACTTCTTAATAGTGAAAAGGGGTTAGATAGTACCAAATGGGAAAATGTTAAGTAAGTACTTCTCTATATTCTTCAGGTAAACTATCAGCTGATGGTTTATCTATACAAAAAAGGAGTCGGGATGAACGAACAATCCCAGGCCAAATCACCAGAAGCCTTGCGCGCAATGGTCGCCGGGACACTGGCCAATTTTCAGCACCCAACCCTGAAGCATAACCTCACCACGCTGAAAGCGTTGCACCATGTCGCCTGGATGGACGACACGTTGCATGTGGAACTGGTTATGCCATTCGTCTGGCATAGCGCGTTTGAAGAGTTAAAAGAGCAATGTAGCGCCGAACTGCTGCGTATCACCGGGGCGAAAGCTATCGACTGGAAACTGTCGCACAATATCGCCACCTTAAAACGCGTGAAGAATCAGCCGGGTATTAATGGTGTGAAGAACATCATTGCGGTCAGTTCCGGTAAAGGCGGCGTGGGTAAATCCTCCACGGCGGTAAACCTGGCGCTGGCACTGGCGGCGGAAGGGGCGAAAGTCGGCATTCTGGACGCCGATATCTACGGCCCATCAATTCCCACCATGCTGGGCGCAGAAAATCAGCGTCCAACTTCGCCGGACGGTACCCATATGGCACCGATTATGTCTCATGGCCTGGCAACCAATTCAATTGGTTATCTGGTCACTGACGACAATGCGATGGTGTGGCGTGGACCGATGGCGAGCAAGGCGTTAATGCAGATGTTGCAGGAAACCTTGTGGCCGGATCTCGACTATCTGGTGCTTGATATGCCGCCAGGCACCGGTGACATTCAATTGACGCTGGCGCAAAACATTCCAGTAACTGGTGCAGTCGTGGTCACCACCCCGCAGGACATCGCGTTGATCGATGCGAAAAAAGGCATTGTGATGTTCGAGAAAGTCGAGGTTCCGGTGCTTGGTATTGTCGAGAACATGAGTGTGCATATTTGCAGTAACTGTGGTCACCATGAACCGATTTTCGGTACCGGTGGTGCAGAGAAACTGGCTGAAAAATACCACACACAGCTGCTGGGGCAGATGCCGTTACACATCTCCTTACGTGAGGATCTCGATAAAGGCACGCCAACGGTTATCAGCCGTCCGGAGAGCGAATTTACCGCTATCTACCGCCAGCTGGCTGACCGCGTTGCAGCTCAGCTCTACTGGCAGGGTGAAGTCATTCCAGGCGAGATTTCCTTCCGCGCGGTCTAACGCCTATTAACCATTCTGGTTATTCTTCATACACCGCAGAGATGTTACATTGATGCGGTGTATTAGTTTTTGCCGCATTAATGAACACTTATTTAATACTGCGAATATTCTGCGGACCTTCGTCCGAAACTCTACAAAGTCGATTGATCATACAGGCAATGCTTCATTATCATCCTTCGTGGCTGTGTAGTGGATGTACAGCTATAGTTTGTTATGCACTCATTCTATCCAGGCATAACCTTTACTACAGGGATAACGTTCAATGGGTAATGACTCCAACTTACTGATAGTGTTTTATGTTCAGATAATGCCCGATGACCTTGTCATGCAGCTCCACCGATTTTGAGAACGACAGTGACTTCCGTCCCAGCCTTGCCAGATGTTGTCTCAGATTCAGATTATGTCGCTCAATGCGCTGAGTGTAACGCTTGCTGATAACGTGCAGCTTTCCCTTCAGGCGTGATTCATACAGCGGCCAGCCATCCGTCATCCATACCACGACCTCAAAGGCCGACAGCAGGCTCAGAAGACGCTCCAGTGTGGCCAGAGTGCGTTCACCGAAGACGTGTGAAGTGGTCAACAAAAACTGGCCACCGAGTTAGAGTTTTTCCAGTATCGATTTTCCGATTCGTTTGGGGGTAACCCACCGTTATATTCGTGCGGTCTTAGTGTGCTGTAATATCCAACGATATAGTCCGTTATGGCGTGAGCTGCCTCGCTGAAGCTTACGTAACCCACCACCGGCATCCATTCGTTCTTCAGACTCCTGAAGAAGCGTTCCATTGGGCTGTTATCCCAGCAGTTTCCGCGCCGGCTCATACTCTGTCTGATCTGGTATCGCCACAATAACTGCCGGAACTGCCTGCTCGTATAATGACTGCCCTGATCGCTGTGGAACATCACCCCGCCGGGCTTACCACGGGTTTCCCATGCCATTTCCAGCGCTTTCATGGTGAGCCTGCTGTCCGGCGAGAACGACATGGCCCAGCCCACTGGTTTTCTTGCGAACAGGTCGAGAACAACGGCGAGGTACGCCCAGCGCTTACCCGTCCAGATATAGGTCACATCACCGCACCACACCTGATTTGGCTCGGTCACGGCGAACTGCCTTTCAAGGTAGTTAGGGATAGCAACATGTTCATGACCACCACGTTTATACCGGTGAGTCGGCTGCTGACAGCTGACCAGCCCCAGCTCTTTCATGAGCCTGCCAGCAAGCCAGCGTCCCATCTGGTAGCCTCTCCGGGTTGCCATTGTGGCGATGCTTCTTGCTCCGGCCGAACCATGGCTGATGCCATGTAGCTCAAGTACCTGACTGCGTAATACAGCCCGTCTGCCGTCTGGTTTTTCAGGACGGTTTTTCCAGTATCTGTAGCTGCTGCGATGAACCCCGAACACTTGGCAGAGTGTGACCACAGGATAATGCGCTCTGAGTTTCCCGATTATCGAGAACTGTTCAGGGAGTCTGACATCAAGAGCGCGGTAGCCTTTTTTAATATTTCATTCTCCATTTCAATGCGTTGTAGCTTTTTCCTCAGCTTACGTATTTCGATTTGTTCTGGTGTTATCGGAGAGGCTTTTGGTGTTTTGCCCTGACGCTCATCACGCAGTTGTTTGACCCATCTTGTCATTGTGGAAAGGCCAACATCCATAGCTTTGGCGGCATCTGCCACCGTGTATTTCTGGTCAACAACCAGTTGAGCGGATTCGCGTTTAAACTCTGCGCTAAAATTTCTTTTTTTCATTGGAGCACCTGTGTTGTTCTGAGGTGAGCATATCACCTCTGTTCAGGTGGCCAAATTCAGTGTGCCACTTCACCTCCGCAAATAACGGATGGCGTAGTTTTACACTGAGAAATGAAAGGGATTTGAAAAGAAAAAAACGCAAAAGCGGGCGAAACGATATATACAGTAAGGAAAGCACTCTATCCAACAAACCACCCACAGTTAATCGGAATAAAAGCAGAGTGCTTATGAATGATCGCACGCCCGAAGGTTAGTATTTCTGCACAGCAATTTTGCAAAAAAAGGCGATCATTCATAACTTAAACGTCTTTCAGTCACTCCGGGATTTCCCATCATCGCAGACTGAAAGACTCTGACTGGAGCGGGCAGCGGGAATCGAACCCGCATCATCAGCTTGGAAGGCTGAGGTAATAGCCATTATACGATGCCCGCATATGGTGCCGACTACCGGAATCGAACTGGTGACCTACTGATTACAAGTCAGTTGCTCTGCCTGCTGAGCTAAGTCGGCGCTGGCCCACCACCGAGGACTCGAACCTCGCACCGTCAACTTAGAAGGTTGATGCTCTATCCGGATGAGCTAGTGGTGGTTGGTGGCCCTTGCTGGACTTGAACCAGCGACCTGGCGATTATGAGTCGCTCGCTCTGACCAACTGAGCTAAAGGGCCGGAGGCAGAATAATAACCATATGTCATCACATCTGCAAACTCATCTGACCACCAGCGTGTTTAACGTCCTGTACCGTTTTTCAGGCATAAAAAACCCGCCCGGAGGCGGGTTTAAGCTGTGTGGCGAAGCAACCACTCTTAACAGAATATCCCGTTTTTTACGTACGTAAAATATTTTCTAGAAAGTCGCCCCTTACCATCAGGGATGTTCAATATATTTGTCCATTTCTAACCGGACACCCAACATCATCAACATTCCTTCCACCACCCCCTCGGCTTTTTGTAGCTTCTTTCCTATATAACCATCTGAGCATCCATGCTTCCGCGCCAGCGTCATGAATGTCATCCCAAACACGTAGTAGTCAACCAGCAAGTCATGTAGATCGTTGTTGTTCCGGTTAAGGCGGGCCATACACCCACATATAACCATCGCGTCATCGTCACAGCATTGCGGGCGGGATTTTACTTTTGAAGGGATTAATCCCTTAAAACCGGCAGCAATGGACGACCAGGTCACATCCTCATGATTATTAGCCACCCACGCGCCCCAGCGCTCAAGAACCTGCTGAATATCACGCATCACTGTCTTTACCCCTGTCCCATCCACGATGAACAATCAGAACACCATCAACAATGGCGTGCCCTTTGCCCTCTTTATCTTCAGCATATTTTCTTACCGTGGCGCGATTACAGTTCAGCATTCGTGAAACTTCGGTCATATTACCTCGTGTCTGGATAAGCAGTTCCGGTATCGTTTGAATTTTGACGCTCATCAAATACTCTCCGGTTCGGTGATTTTTATCCCGGGCTTTCCACCAGGGACATAATGATCGCGCACAAGCCAGGGCAAAACAAACTCATGGCGCATCAGCGCAGCGCCTCCTGCACCAGTTTTTCAAACTTTCCGACTCTGGTTTCCAGCTCTGCCACACAGTCCACCAGCTCATCTACTGCTTTCTGTGCGCGATGCTTCGCCTGCATCAGTTCCCGAAGCGCGGGTACCATATCTTTACGGATAGCGTCTTTTGTTATGCCCGTTTTTTCGAGTTGTTCAGCATGACGCAGCATTTCCTGCGCGTGTTTACGCAATTGTTCAGGGGTAAAAGTCATTGTCTGGTTGTTCAAAAGAAACGCTCCATCTTACTGCTGTCAGTTCGTTTATTACTGTATCTGCGCGGATTGCCGGGCTTCATGGGAGTGGAAAGCACCCGTGCACTTTCCTGGTCCACAGGCAGAAAATGTCCGTTATAAAAACGCCGGTAAATCGTTCCCAGAGAACCGTTACGTTGTTTCGTGATATTGATTTCTGCGATGCCCCTGGCCTGCGTATCCGGGTTGTACACTTCATCCCTGTAAAGCATCAGAATGATGTCTGCATCCGCCTCTATTTCTCCGGAATTTTTCAGGTCTGAGTTCATGGGACGTTTATTGGGTCTGGACTCCACACCGCGGGAGAGCTGGCTCAGCGCAATCAACGGAAAACCACCGGATTTTGCCAGGCCTTTAAGCCCCTTTGAGATTTCACCCACGGCAAGGTCATGACGCCCCGTGGTTCGGGTTTTTATCAGCCCGAGATAATCAACCACCACCAGCGCCGTTTCCGGATATTTAATCAGGTGGTGTTTCGTTGTTGCGCATATCTCATCAATGGCCAGGTTCGCCTGGTCCACCATCCAGATATTGCGCCCGGTCATCCGCCCCACCCCTTGTGAGAAACGCGCCCAGTCTTCATCTTCAAAGTGAGCCACAGATTTCAGGCGTGATACTGGCATCCCTCCAGCCGCAGACACCATACGTTCACCAATCTGGATGTTCGCCATCTCCATGGTGAACAGAAGCACACCATGCCCCTGCTCAGTCACCTTGTCGATGATGTCCAGCGCAAGTTCGGTTTTCCCCATCGAAGGACGGGCGGCAATGAATACCAGGTCTCCGGGCTCCATACCGCCTGTTTTTGCGTCCAGTTCATCAATACCGGTCATCAACGTCCTGGATTTCTCCAGCCCCTGATTCCGGCATTCAACACGCTCAACCACTTCCGGAAGCACATCATCAATATGTACCGGCTGAATGACGCCCTTTCCTGTCGACAGTGTGACCATCATGTTCTGCGCATCCTTCAGGGCATCTTCAGCTGCTTCACAGGTATGCGCATCACGTAATTTCTGCAGCGCCTCATTCAGTGTTTTTTCTGCATCGCGCAGTGCGGCATTGCGCCGCAACGCTGCAACATAGTGCTCCAGTGAAGACTTCACCCAGGTTTTACGCCCGGTATCAGTAATCACCGGGGCAAGTTCCGGCATCTCATTACACAACAGCACGGGGTCAATCACTCCTGAAACACGGGCCTGTCTGCAGATGCCTGTATAGATATCCTGATACGCTCGTACAGAAAAAACGTCCGCTGGCAGTGTGGCCAGAATATCCATCACTTCAGGATCTGCTCCGCGCAGAAAGAACGCGCCGATGACAGCGCCTTCAAGGTCATCGTTACGCCATACTGGAGTTGTCATGCAGCCACACCTCTGATACGAGAACGGTAACTGGGCCAGTTAAACGACAACCAGTTGCGTCCCCCGTCTGTGATCCTGTCGGCAATTCGGGGACTGATGAACGCCCACAACTCTTCCGGTGAGAGGTTACTGATCAGAATGGTGGGCAAGATACTTTCGTACCTGGCGTTGATAATTTCCTGCAAAATAGCCATTTCAGCCGCGCTGCCAAACTGAACGCCAACTTCGTCGATGATCAGCAAATCCATTGACGCATAACGCTCAATAACTTCATCCGCTGTTTTTTCGCTGTCATTCCGCCAGCAATTTTTCACAGCACGGGTAAGGCGCATCACGTCGGTGATCTCCACACTGGCCAGATAGTTACGGATGATGTGTTTTGCCATAGCCACAGCCAGATGATTTTTTCCGGTACCACAACTGCCGGTCATAACAAGACTGGTACCGTTCTCCAGCATATCTGGCCAGTTCTCCGCATAGCGGCGACAGGCCGCAAGATTTCTGGCTGCGTCAGGATTAACCTCCAGATAATTATCAAACTCGCAGTCCCGAAAACGCAGGGCAATTCCCTGAGGAATCCCCAGAAAACAAGACAGGCATAGTGAGATGTGATCTAATTGATTGTGCTAACAATTTCAAGGAGATCACCACTATGCCTGCACGTTCATTATGCCAAAATTTCCTTAACAACATACTGGCCCCTTTGCATCTTTACCGTCAAAAATCACTGATTGACGCAACTAATGCTGTAATAAATGGCGCTTCCCTCACACTTACCAGTATCGGGCGTCATTTAACCGGTACGGCATCAGTTAAAAACAAAATAAAACGGGTGGATCGACTGTTGGGGAATCGACATTTGCAAAATGAGGTTTCCACCATTTTTCAGCGAATTACCCAAAAGATTACGCGGGGAATGTCTCGTGTTGTGATACTCATTGACTGGAGTGCTTATCATGCCTCTCGTTTTCAGCTTTTGCGGGCAAGCCTGGCATGTGACGGGCGTTCTTTACCGTTGATGAGTTGTGTCGTTCCATCATCACAGACAGCGAATGCAGATGTACATGAGCGTTTTCTGGAATCGCTTGCTGAGTGCTTTTCCCCCGGGACTGATGTCATTGTTATTACAGATGCCGGTTTTCAGGGGCGATGGTTCCAACAGCTCCGCTCCCGTGGCTGGACCTATATTTGCCGGGTACTGGGCAATCATTATTACAATGTTGGTAATGGCTGGGAAAAGGTGTCGGACTCAGGCACAAAAGCATCAACGACAGCAATTTATTTAGGTGAAGGCCTGCTGGGTCGAGATAAAAATGCACAACATGAAGGGCATTTTTATCTTTATAAAAGTAAGCCTAAAGGTCGTAGATTTAAACGCTCGAAGGAAAGAGCAACCAGACCATCGGTGACGGCTAAAGCTCGTACTGCCGGGAAATCACCATGGTTTATTTTCACAAACAGTACTGAGTTCTCGCCAAAACAGGTAATGAAATTATACAGACGTAGAATGCAAATTGAGCAAAATTTCAGGGATGAAAAAAATCCTCGCTGGGGATTTGGACTACGGTTTGGTGCCAGTCATTCATCCGGGCGGGTCACGGTATTGAGTCTGAGCGCAACATTAGCCAGTATCATTATGTGGTTAAGCGGTTTCAGCCTGGAAAACAAAGGGATACATCATAAATATCAGGCAAATACAGTGAAGCACAGGCGAGTCATCTCGTTATTAAAACTGGCGGAGAATGTGATTCGACATTCTCCACTCATACTAAACACACTGTCACTTGACGCAGGGCTGAACGTTCTACAGCAACGGTATACCAATATGATAATGGTTTACTAAATTTTCTGGGGATCCCTCAGGGGAAACGTCTTGGTGCGGCAGATGTGGACAAATGGGCGCTGTATGTCATCGGCCAGTACTGCGACCAGTCAGTGCCGGACGGATTTGGCGGCACGGAGCCGCGCATCACCTGTAACGCTTACCTGACCACACAGCGTAAGGCGTGGGATGTGCTCAGTGATTTCTGCTCGGCGATGCGCTGTATGCCGGTATGGAACGGGCAGACGCTGACGTTCGTGCAGGAGCGACCGTCGGATAAGGTGTGGACCTATAACCGCAGTAATGTGGTGATGCCGGATGATGGCGCGCCGTTCCGTTACAGCTTCAGCGCCCTGAAGGACCGCCATAATGCCGTTGAGGTGAACTGGATTGATCCGGACAACGGTCATGAGACGGCGACAGAGCTTGTGGAGGACACGCAGGCCATTCTCCGTTACGGTCGTAACGTCACGAAGATGGATGCCTTTGGCTGTACCAGCCGGGGACAGGCGCACCGCGCCGGGCTGTGGCTGATTAAAACAGAACTGCTGGAAACGCAGACCGTGGACTTCAGCGTGGGTGCTGAAGGGCTTCGCCATGTACCGGGCGATGTCATTGAAATCTGCGATGATGACTATGCCGGTATCAGCACCGGCGGGCGCGTGCTGGCGGTGAACAGCCAGACCCGGACGCTGACGCTCGACCGTGAAATCACGCTGCCATCCTCCGGTACCACGCTGATAAGCCTGGTTGACGGAAGTGGCAATCCGGTCAGCGTGGAGGTCCAGTCCGTCACCGACGGCGTGAAGGTGAAAGTGAGCCGTATTCCTGACGGCGTTGCCGGATACAGCGTGTGGGGGCTGAAGCTGCCGACGCTGCACCAGCGCCTGTTCCGCTGTGTGAGTATCCGTGAGAACGACGACGGCACGTATGCCATCACCGCCGTGCAGCATGTGCCGGAAAAAGAGGCCATTGTGGATAACGGGGCACACTTTGACAGTGACCGGCGCGGCACGGTGAATGGTGTCTCGCCGCCAGCAGTGCAGCACCTGACCGCCGAAGTCATCGCAGGCAGCGGGGAATATCAGGTGCTGGCGCGCTGGGACACGCCGAAGGTGGTGAAGGGGGGGAGCTTCCTGCTTCGCCTGACCGTGGCAGCGGATGACGGCAGTGAGCGGCTGGTCAGCACAGCCCGGACGACGGAAACCACATATCGTTTCACGCAGCTTGCGTTGGGGCGTTATACGCTGACAGTCCGGGCGGTAAATGCCCGGGGGCAGCAGGGCGATCCGGTGTCGGTATCGTTCCGGATTGCGGCACCGGCAGCGCCTGTCACTATTGAACTGATACCGGGGTATTTTCAGATAACGGCGGTCCCGAAACTGGCTGTATATGACCCGACGGTGCAGTTTGAGTTCTGGTTTTCGGAAAAGCGGATTGCGGATATCAGGCAGGTTGAAACCAGCGCCCGCTATCTTGGCACGGCGCTGTACTGGATAGCCACCAGTATCAATATCAGGCCGGGCCATGATTATTATTTTTACGTTCGCAGTGTGAACACCGTTGGCAAATCGGCATTTGTGGAGGCCGTCGGTCGGGCGAGCGATGATGCGGAAGGTTATCTGAGTTTTTATAAAGGGTTGATCAATAAAACGCATCTCGGCAAGGAGTTGTGGACGCAGATTGATAACGGTCAGCTTGCGCCGGACCTGACTGAAATCAGGACGTCCATTACGAATGTCAGCAATGAAATCACGCAAACCGTCAATAAAAAACTGGAAAATCAGAGTGCTGCAATCCAGCAGATACAGAAAGTTCAGGTTGATACAAATAATAACCTGAACAGCATGTGGGCTGTGAAGCTGCAACAGATGAAGGACGGACGCCTTTATATTGCGGGTATCGGTGCCGGTATTGAGAATACGCCAGCAGGAATGCAGAGTCAGGTGCTGCTGGCGGCAGACAGGATTGCGATGATTAATCCTGCGAATGGCAACACAAAGCCGATGTTTGTTGGTCAGGGCGATCAGATATTCATGAACGACGTGTTCCTGAAACGCCTGACGGCTCCGACCATTACCAGCGGCGGTAATCCTCCGGCATTTTCCCTGACACCTGGCGGACGGCTGACGGCGAAAAATGCCGATATCAGCGGTAACGTGAACGCGAACTCCGGGACGCTCAACAACGTCACGATTAATAAGAACTGTCGGGTTCTGGGAAAATTGTCCGCGAACCAGATTGAAGGCGATCTCGTTAAAACAGTGGGCAAACCTTTCCCACGGGACTCCCGGGCACCGGAGAGGTGGCCATCAGGGACCATTACCGTCAGGGTTTATGACGATCAGCCGTTTGATCGGCAAATTGTTATTCCCGCGGTGGCGTTTCGCGGTGCTAAACATGAGCGGAAGAATAACAATATTTATTCGTCATGCCGCCTGATAGTGAAGAAAAACGGTGCTGAAATTTATAACCGAACGACCCTGGATAATACGCTGATATATACGGGTGTTATTGATATGCCTGCCGGTCACGGTCACATGACGCTGGAGTTTTCTGTATCGGCATGGCTGGTAAATGGCTGGTATCCCACAGCAAGTATCAGCGATTTGCTGGTTGTTGTGATGAAGAAAGCCACTGCAGGCATCACGATTAGCTGAATTTTATAACCCAGATACGGGCACCAGAAATGGTGCCTTTTTTATTGCAGAAAAGCGAGAGGTAATTATGCGTAAAGTTTGTGCAGCCATTTTGTCCGCAGCCATCTGTCTGGCTGTATCCGGTGCGCCTGCATGGGCGTCTGAACATCAGTCCACGCTGAGCGCCGGGTATCTTCAGCCCCATACTGATATGCCAGGCAGCGATGACCTGAAGGGCATTAACGTGAAATACCGTTATGAGTTTACGGACACGCTGGGGCTGGTGACGTCATTCAGCTATGCCAACGCTGAAGATGAGCAAAAAACGCATTACAGCGATACCCGCTGGCATGAGGATTCCGTGCGTAACCGCTGGTTCAGCGTGATGGCGGGGCCGTCTGTGCGCGTGAATGAATGGTTCAGCGCGTATGCGATGGCGGGCGTGGCTTACAGCCGTGTGTCGACCTTCTCCGGGGATTATCTCCGCGTAACTGACAACAAGGGGAAAACGCACGATGTGCTGACCGGGAGTGATGACGGTCGCCACAGCAACACGTCTCTGGCGTGGGGAGCTGGCGTGCAGTTTAACCCGACCGAATCCGTGGCCGTTGACGTCGCTTATGAAGGCTCCGGCAGCGGTGACTGGCGTACCAACAGTTTCATCGTGGGTGTCGGTTATAAATTCTGATTAGCCAGGTAACACAGTGTTATGACAGCCCGCCGTTTCAGGCGGGCTTTTTGTGGGGTGAATATGGCAGTAAAGATTTCAGGTGTACTGAAAGATGGGGCGGGTAAACCTGTCGTAAATTGTGCGATTGAACTGCGGGCCAGAAGAACCAGTCCGACCGTTGTGGCACACGTTGTTGCCACTTGCGTGACGGACAATAACGGTGCTTATGTGATTGAGGCTGAGCCGGGGTATTACGAGGTTGCGCTTCACTGTAACGGCTGGCAGCCAACCCGTGTCGGGGATATTGATGTGGCACCGACTGATGCACCGGGGACACTGAACGCGTTTCTGAATGCACCAAAGGATGGTGATTTACGTCCGGAGGTGATGAAGCGCTTTGAGGAAATGGTGGCGCAGGCGCAGCAGAGTGCCGGGGCTGCAGCCGGAAACGCACAGCAGACGGCGCAGGATGTGGCGGCAGCCGCAGGTTATGCCCGCGCAGCAGAACAGGCCAAAAATGACATTGATGCTGCGCTGACCGGCACTCTGAAAACGGCTAACCATCTGTCTGAAATCGCAGCAGCAGGCGAAAAGGCACAACAGAAGTCCCGGGATAATCTGGGGCTGAAAAGTGCAGCCACGATGGAAGCACAGAGCGACATTTACGACCGGACAAAAGGCCGTCTGGCGATACCCGGCGCATTCGGCTTTGGGCGTGCTTTTCTGCCTGAAGATGTTATCCGTTTTGACACTAAGAGTGATTTCCTGGCCTGGGTAAGGAATGCGCTGCCAGGTGAGTATTCCGTTGCTGGCCGCCTGGGCATCATACCCGACACACGGTTTGAAGGGGTGCTCAGCATCCGGTGGACTGATGCACGCCCTGAGACAACAGAACCGCGGTACAGAGCCAAATCCCTTACTTTTTACGGCATTAACGGCCCCATTTATCACACCCGCTACTGCTACTGGCCCATATCCAGACTGACTGGGTGAAAATAAATATAACCACAGAAGATATTATTTACAGAATCGTGGCGAGCTCTGTCTGCAACAGATGGGGAGACCCTGACATTGGCGGGCTGATTATTGCTGCGTACCAGGGAGAAGCTGACGGTGATAAAGTCATCAGACTTGTCAGGGGGCAGTCATACAGAGGCTCACGACTGGGACCGGTGGGGATTTCAGTGCCCAGTACTCCCACCGGAACGTATATAGCATCCCCACAATTTTTCATTACGGGATGTTCAGAGCATTCATTACCGGGGTCATATTGCGCCCTGTCCGGGGTGCCGGATGCACATGTCTCTGGCGCAATGCCCGGGCTTTTTATTCGCACATCGTGAGGAATGCACCGTGGAAATTAAAAAAATCATTAATCCCCGTTATACCGAAAGTGGCGCAGTAGACTGTGACGTTTTTTTTGACGACAGGGACCAGGCAGTCCCCTACACAGCCACCGCTGATGATGTCGCACCGACGGGTCAGCGAATCTGGCAGGAACTGCAAAGTGGCAAATGGGGTGAGATAGCCCCATTCACTGTGACACCAGAAATGCTGGAAGCGGCCAGAGAGGCCAGACGTCAGGAAATTGAAGCATGGCGCACAGAACAGGAGGCGAAGCCGTTCACGTTTGAATGGAATGGTCGTATCTGGAATGCTGGCCCCGACTCACTGGGCCGCCTGTCCCCGGTAGTCATGCTGGCAAAATCTGTCACAGCACAAACACATATGGCGTGGAGCGATGCCGATAATCAGCAGGTGAAACTGTCGATGCCGGAACTGGAAGAACTGGCGGCAGCAATGGCGCAGGCGCAGGTCGATCGCAACGATGAGATTTATCGCCGTCAGCGGGAGATGAAAGAGGAGCTGAGCAGTCTGGATGATTTGGCTTCAATTCGGGCGTTTGACGTTGAGTAATGAATAAGCCGCAACTGGCGGAATCACAGAAGACCGCTTTGCTTACCGAAGCGGAGTCTGTCATCCGGCAGCCGGGGCGTGCTGTCAGGCTGAACAGGGAAACGGATGAATCCGGGGAGGCCCGGGGGCAGGCCTCCGTTTTTCCGGAGTCAGTCCGGTCTGTGGTTTATGCGATGTGATTATGAATGGTGCAGTTGTGAGCCGTTTTCAGACAATCGCAGGGCCAGTACCTCGTCAGTCAGCTGACGGTAAATCTGCTGTTCAGTCTCTCGCATCACCTGTGCACCGGCTTCCCTCTCCGCATCCGCATCACCGCTCAGACCTGATGCTTTCAGCCGGTCAGCCACCCTCTGAGGGTACTCATTCTCCAGCATCTCATATTTCTGCTCTTCTGCCAGCGCCCAGCGGTCAGCTTCCGTACGCTTCAGTACAGCATGCCATGGTCCCCAGAGGGAGAACCAGTCCGTAAATTCATTCTCTTCACGGCTTCTGACCATGGCTTCGGCAGTGCGGAGGTCATTTGCTGTCACTCCCGACACGCCATAGAAACGCATTTCCTTCACGGCAGTGGAGAGCTGAAGTTTCTCTGCGAGCATGGTCTGGAAGGCCAGGTAGACTTCTATCTCATCCACAAAATGGAGAGTTCTGACTTTATCCCGGGCAATGTCCTCCAGAATTTCGAGGCGGAACATTTCCCTGCCCAGGGAGAGCAGAGCGCCGGTATCATTATCGAAAAGGCCTTCTGATGCCTGATGGACCAGGAGGGTTTTCCGGAGATTGTTCCATGTGAGCGCGACACGGTCCTCACAGCTCTCAGTGGCATCAGCAGCAACAGCGAAAGACTGCTGTCGAAGCTCCGCAGAGGCACTGAGTTTTTCCAGCCATGCAGCGACCTGTTCACGGAATCCGGAGGTATTGCGTGCAGAGACGGTATCGGAAAGGCGGTCAAGGAACGCGGAAAAGGTGTTGGCGTGCTCTTCATGTTCAAAAGCATGCCATATCTGTGATACATCAGATTGTTTGTTTTCCGGGAACCATGCTGTCACGGCATCAGCCAGGGGGCGATGGAGTGTATTCTGTTGTCCGTCACTCATGGAGAAGTAAATCCGTGGGCCGTGGTAGTCCGGTTGGGCGGTTTGTTGTAACAAAGTTTGCATTATTCTGGGAGATAGTTGATTTTCTCTAAGATTGACAACGCTATCAGAACTGAGGCCAAGTATGCTTTCCGGAATTGCCGTGATCCGGTTCTGATTAAGCCAGAATATTCTTATAATATGATCATCTCTTTCTGGAAAATCTGGTATTACTTCCAAAGCATTTCTGGCTGCATCAAGTAATTCCAATGACATTGGTAACCTCGGAAGTACAGACAGGTGATTGTCACTTACGTTAATATATTCTAGTGACGCAGGTAATTCAGGAAGTGCGAACAAATGGTTATCACTCACATTTATATATTCCAGCGACACTGGTAATTCAGGAAGTGCAGATAATTGATTACTGCTTGCATTCAGCTCTTTCAATGCCCTTGGTAGCTCGGGGAGCATTGATAGTTGGTTATTGCTTACATTAATTTCATCAAGATTGTCAGGCAATCGTGGTAGAGATCTGAGACCTAAACAAGATAAGTCCAACGATGTTTCACTGTTCTCCAGACATAATTGGAGCCGGGTAAAAGCAGTTTCCCTGTTTTCTCCGGAAATGCTGTTTTTAGTCCATTCAACCCATTCGGAGAGATAATTATTGTGAACATTGTCGATTGATGTAGTTCTGTAAAAAGAGACGTTTCCAGTGGATAGGGGGGGATTATTTACAGGAAGCATAATAACCTCGCAGAAGGATATCCTGATAAAATGTGATACTGGGAAATAATAAGCTGAAATAAAATGTTTCAGGATTGAAATTTATTGTTTTCATTTTAAGGAAGTGATGTTGATTTAACTGTAAAAAAACGATACTATTTTCTTAGATGGTAAATGTCTCGCCTGTGCTATATTTTGTTTTTCGGTTAGTTAAATATCGTACGTTCATATTTGAACGTTCTGCCGGAATGCATTATCAATAGAGGTAAAGTCGCAACCCCAAATCGTAAAGGAAACCGTAGCACGTCTTAAGCAAGAACGTGCTGCGGTTGGATGCTATTTTTTCCCTGAAGCGGAAAACATTACTACAGTACCTTGAACCTTGGTTTTAACATTCTCGAAATGCTCTGAGAGTATATGTGTTAAGCCTTCTTCGGAATCTTTTGTGTTTGAAAAGATGCCTTTCTGATTGTAAATGCGCATCAGTTTTTGACCGAAGCTATTGTGCACAACTCCATCGCCAAGAATTGTGGCTCCGTATAGAGTTCCATCATCAGTTAAGGCCTGCGCCGCATTGCGTATTACACAGCTTTTTGTAGATATATTTCCAGGCAGGCAGTGAAGAAGGTAAAACATGGAAATGGAATCAAATTGACCATGTAACGCCGCAGGATAAGGTTCAAAAACATCATGGCTAATTTTATGTTTAATTTTTGATTCCCCAGCCCTTGTAGATGCCGCGTTCAGGCTAGCTTCGTTCAAATCCATTAAAGATATCAGACTACTCTCAGGTACGTGAGTAAGGTAAAACCCAGTTCCAACACCAATATCCAGATGGTTGTTACCTAAATGTTCCAGAAAGTGTGGAAGAAGGTGTTCCTTTGTAGGACATCCCCATGCAAGCCGATTTGATACTCCCAAAACCCACCAGTCATAAAGCTTTAGGGTAAGTGGTGTGTAAATTTTAGCCCCATCATCTGTGTTTTTTTTCATTAATTTCACCATATTATAGTTTTATTTGTGAATTAAATCAATTATGGCGATGAATTACAAGGGGTTAAATGCTGCCGCAGCATAGCGATATTGAAATAGCCTGGTATGCTTCGATACAGCAGGAGCCGAATGGCTGGAAGACCGTCACCACACAGTTCTACATCCAGGAATTCAGTGAGCATATTGCGCCACTTCAGGATGCTGTAGATCTGGAGATCGCAACGGAGGAAGAAAACTCGTTGCTGGAAGCCTGGAAGAAGTATCGGGTGTTGCTGAACCGTGTTGATACATCAACTGCACCTGATATTGAGTGGCCGGAAGAACCAGACACAATGTAAGCAACCGCAGACACGACGTATGCAGGACGTGCTGCGGTTGGCTGGTAAACTTTCGATAGTGCGAGTATTGAATGATTTCCAGCCGTTACCGATTTTACGTGTTTATTAGTGAACAAACCACTCGTCAGCAGACTCCCAGGTATCTTTCAGAGTCTCCTGAACAAATGTTTTTGCAGAATCCTTATCTGCGGTGCGTGTAACAGAAAGGCCATCGTTGCTGGTGGCTTTTACGATCACCTCTACATCGTCATAACGTTTACTGATGCGTCGGGTTAATTCTTCCTTTAACGCATCCACAGCACCGTTTGGCATTTTAGTGATTTTTTCTTTAGCGATACAGATCTCAACACGCAT